GGGCCACGAAATTCTGTATAGATAATGCTTCCACTATCTTGATCTAATTCAGTATTGTTATAGGTTGAACCTGTTGCAGCAGAACCACCAGCTGTTGGGTTTGCTACAAGATGAACTTTTCTAAAGTCATCGTCAATAGGAAAGTCATTACCTTCATTTCCAATCAACCGAACATTCAACATTACAAATGCACCACCTAATTCTGATACAGCATTTTTTCCATGACCGCCCGGAGGACTTGTTCTTGCAGCAAGTACTGCAGCTGTTCCACCCGAAGCCATTCCACTTGTAACTACTGCTGTCAAGAATCTATAATTTGTTCCTACACTTACCATTGAAACTTTTGTAATTACTCCGCTGGTCACACCAGAAACTCTTGCAACTGCACCAGTACCAAGAGGTGTATCACCTGCTTGTGGGGTCAATGTAATTGCAGGCATTGCTTCATATACACTTGTACCATCTGGATTAGTTGTCCATGCAGACGAAACTGTTGCTATCTTTGTCGTTCCATCGTAATCACTAATCGTTCTAATCTGTCCACTACCAACACCATCCGAAATATAAACGGTCATAGCATTGTAATAATCATCCGTTGCAGAAGCAGTAGCTGCAAGTGTAATACTTGTAGAAGTTCCTGCCTGTCCTTGAGCAGTATGTGATTTATATAATGCCCCACCAGATGTTATTGCAATGTGTTCCAATGCACCAACAACAGCTGCATCTTCAACTGCCTTTTGTTCAACTTGTGCTGTAGGATTTGCTGGAGAGTTAACTGGAATCCAATCTGTCGTTACGAACTTCAAGACATCAGACTGTTGAACTTCAAACATAAACTTCCATCGGTAGTTATCAGATGTTTCAATAATACCTGTAGATGTTCCTGTTGGTTGGATAGTTGATTGTACTCCACCATAGTTACTGATACATTTATAAACACGAAATGCTTCAGTAAATACAAAGAAATCTGTGTCAATAATGTCATCGGTGTATTGGTTGTATTCTGGATAAACTGTGCCAGATGTCCAATCCACTCTCTTGAGAACATGGGATACACTAGTCGAGTTAATCAACTTAGCTGCGATCATTTCGTTGTAATGGATATATTGTGATACGGTTGTATCAATTGGAACGGGAACATCAATATCACTAGGGCTAGTTTCAACGTATTGTCCTAGATCAGCATTCGCCCACGGCTCCTTCTTTCCGATCATCAAATAAACTTTATTGCTCGATATAGACGAAATAAAGTTATCTGCGTTATATTTTCTAAAACTATTGTTGATTATTGCACTCATAATTACTAGTCCTTTTAGATTTGTTATCTACTAATTGATATATTTATAATACTTTTCTTACTATTTTGAAATCTTTTTATGCATTATTGATTGTTCTGTCGTGAAAAAACCTCATAAACTGATCCTGTAGAGGTGATATCTGTTGTGTCAGGTCAAAATGAGCTCCTGCTGGAGACTGAAATCTTGTAGTGGTTGTTCCTTTGACCTTTCTGGTTTTCAATCCACCAAATAAAACATAATCTACAATCTGCTCATCCTTCAAATCTCCGATCTGCATACCAGGCTGTCCTATCTGTCCAGCAACATTACCGATTGTTTGAGTCATTCCACCCAAACCAGTTGGAGGTCTATACGAAGCAGGAGTTGTTGTATCTGCACCATATTTTCTCCACTTATGTCTATCGACATTCCTTCTGATTGGGCCGAGTCTTAATTGTGTTACATGATGACCATCATTGAATGGATGTGTAAAGTTTTGATTTGCTGGTCTATTCTCATTTGGTTCTGGTAATCTTGAACGAACTGAACTTTGTTTTCTTTCAAAATCAATATACTCTGAAATACTTCCATCTGTTATCAAACCATAATCATCTGAACGTGAAGCTTCAACTACATCTGTAACCATATTATAATCTTCATATCCTGATTGATCGTTGCCAGTCTTTCCTCCGATATTCAGAAGTTTCTGAATACCTAAATCAATCTCATAAGTTTGACAAATTGTTGGAGCAGTTAATCCTTCACAAGTATCAACCTTGAGGTCAAGAACAACAGGAGGAACAATATCACCATCATGGAAAATAATAGTATAGTATTTTCTCTGTGGTATTCCTGTGATCTTCATGGACAAATCCAACATAGAAATAAGTTGGATGTTTCCAAACAATGCTAGTCCAGCTGGATGTGCCAGACGTTTTACTGTATCTCTCCAGCGAGAAATATTTTGACCAGAAGATATTACATAAGAAAATAATTGGTAGTAATTACTGTCTTGAATATATTTAGTAGACGATAAGAAACCATCGTTACTAAAAAACCCAGCTTGATAAAATGGTTCATAACCACTTGTTACAACTGTACCAGTTGCTGAACCATCACCCTTCGTTGCAAAATTAAATGTTGGTGTAGATACAAAACCAAAACCCTGCTCTGCAATTTTTAATGTTTGAATACCACCAATACCATATCCACCCAAAGTAACATTAGCACCCGTTCCAGTTCCACCACCAGAAATAATTGGAAATGCATAATACCCTCGGCCTGGATTTTCAATTTCAAGACTTGTAATAGTTCCAGAATTGTTGACAGTCCTAACTAAAATACTAGCAGTCCTTCCATCAATGTTCATTGTTCCAGTATTATTAAAATTAAGTTTGTCACCGATAGTATAACCAGTTCCACCACTAACAATAGTTGCTGAAGATATTGAACCAGATGTCAATTTTTTAATTTTAACATGAGCCCCCGCAGCAGAACTACCACCACCAACAACAGGAATAACATCACCAACAGAATATCCATTGCCGGGATTTGTTATATTGTAATCTGTAACCATTCCACCAACCGTGAACGACCACACCTTACCTTCTTCCCTTACTCTCTCACCTTTCTCAAATACACCAGCAACACCAGAAAGAAAAATAGTTGATACAACAAACGAACCAATGTTTTCATTCAGTACAATTTCAACAACAGCCTCTGCACCAGAAGTAAGTCCGTTAATCTTTTTACCTGTGATACCGAAAATCATATCAGTACCACTTGTGTCAACCGTTCTTATAATCTTACTATTGTTATACTTACCATCAGAAGTGCGAAGCATATCTTCGCCGGGATAATAAAAAGAAATCTCTTCTTTGTAAAGTAAACGGAAAAGAAATTGGAAAGCTTTCTCACTACCTTTGGAACGATAAAAATCTCTGAGATGTTTTAGAACAAATGGTTTGTTTGCATTTGCAAAAACTGTTTCAGGAATATCTTTACCAAACTGATCCTTGAAATAATTTAGAAACTCGTCTGTGGTTTTATCAAGGTTTACATAGTTGTCAAGGTTGCCTATTATTTCATAAGGTTTTCCCTGTTGTTCCATGTATTCATAATATGCTTCAAGGAACGCGACAAATGTAGCATGGTCTTCTTTGACAAACTGTGGTAGTTGCCCTTCGACCTTTACACTTATACGTTCATCAAAACTAGGATGAATCGGTTGGTTTGGAGTTACTAGTGCCATATTAGATTACTGTTTCCGCTATCATGTTAATAGAAATTGTTTCTGTATCTGTAACATCATAAGTTAGGATTTGTTCACGCAATGGGGTGATGTCACTATTGTTTACTGAGGGTGTAACCGTTACGCATATACCAGTAGTTCCATCCGTGATTGCCAACGGTCTAAAACTATTTAACTTAACTGTACCTGTTGAGTTATCAATCGTTCCTTGTATTGTACCACCGTCTGGCTGAACCAAATACTCTTTAGGTTCAACAACAACACCACTAACCATCTTTGTAGCTCTTACATAACCATCTGAAGCATCCCATAGTACATAAGTGTTTCCGTCTGTACCTGTAAAGGATGTTGATATCAACGAACCTTTCTCCAATGTATTATTGAAATTCAAAGTATAGGTTGCAGGTGTATTCAAAGTTTCTGGTGAAACCCTTTGCTCATACTTAACCGTTGTTCTGTTATTTCTGATAGAGTTATTAGTGTTATCTATTGCCTGAACTAATTGTGAATACCTAAACTTCTGGTCAAACTTTTCTAAGTTCGTTTGTAGATAACTCTGAATAGAAGTATTTATATTTGTTTTCAATGTAGCTTCGTCTGTCAAGTTTGTAACAGGATCATAGTTAACGTCAACACTAAACTTTAGGTAAAAGAAAACTGGATCAATAATTTCTGGAAGTACTGTAACAACATTTGACTTTTTCAAAATAGAAGTTTTGATAGCTTCCTTTGATGCAGTACTGAAAACATTATTGCCTAAAGGTTTAACTGCAATAAAAACTTTTCCATATTGTACGGGTGATGCATCCTCGCCAGGTACTACTGTAATGGATTCAATGTCTGGTCTTCCATCAAGTACAATTGCTTTGTAATCTTCTTTAGTACAAGCTCTTCCCTGTGCAGCATATAACTTAGGTGCTTGATACTGGATTGACTCAAGTGTTTGAATATCACTAGCACCTGTTGCAGCTGCATAGGTTGTCAAAACATAATTTGCAGAATTTAAACCAGCAACACTACCAACAGCTTTGAATGTAGATGCTAAGTTTGCATCCGTTCCAGTTGTTACAATATACTCAATGAAAATAATATTACCATCAGCTAACTGTTTACCAACAGCACCATCACCGAAAGTGATTTCATATTTCTGTCCTTCAACCTCTTGCAAGAAATAAACTTTGTCAGTTCCTTTGATAGTTGTTACATCATAGGAATTTCCATCTTTGTAAGTTGTAACAGTTGAATCGGTTGAAGAATTTTGAACGGTGACTGTGATGGTTGTTGTATCGACATTTGCATTGGGAATAACAAATCTTTGTGTAGAGTCTGCACCATTTACTGTGTAAGCTTTGTTTAGAATTTTTCCTTCAACAATCTCTACATCAGTTGCAGTATAAGTTCCTAAAGTTGTTCTAGGAATTGAAGTTGTTTTGTTTGTTGTGAATGTATAACTAACACCGCTAATGCTTGTAGTAAACTTTGTATCTTTTGCAATTGTCAAAGAGAGAGGTGCGCCAGTTGGTGTGAAAACAAAATTCAAAGATGCTTTTGCCGCTCGTCTTGATGTCGGCATGACATTGAGATGTTTTGCATGGGAGACAACCGACTCTCTTAATGAGGAAGAGTCTAGGAACATTTCGTTACCAAGCATATTCGCATAGTAACCCATGTAATGTGTATTGTAAGCTAGAAGGTCAACCAACACCGACATACCACTACCTTCAAAATCATAGTCTTGAAATTGTGTTTGTGCTTTCAGAAAAGTTTTCAGATTACCTTTAATTGTATCAAATTCTAAATCTGTAATTTTTAGTTTATTGGATGTTGGCATTATCTAAGCCTCTCTAGGAATAATTCTATCGTTACTGGGTCTGGAGTATTTACAACTCTAAAATTTATTGTTACATCAAATCCATTCTTATCTAAGTCTCCACCAACTACAACAGAGATGACTGAAGCTCTAGGTTCAAAGTTTGCAATACAAGTTTCTATCGCACTCTTAACATCATGCTTTGTATGGGGAGTAGATAGTTGAAAAAGATGTCGTGTCACTCCCCCGTCTATATCAGGTTGGAATGGACGTTCATACCTATTGGTGAGAATCAGATTCCTTACAGATCGTTTAACTGCTTCAACGTCTGTCTTTGATATGATATCTTTAGTAACAGGATGAGCTATGAAATCCAAATCTAAATCTGCCCATCTTCGGCTGTTAGTCTTTAGACCTTTTGTGTAAATTTTAGTTGGCATTTTTCTTAACTTGTTCCTTGTATTCGTGTTTTTTCTATGTTATAATTCTATTGTTGGGTGGGTCAGATAAAGCTTGTTTATCTACCTTGACCTCTATATCGTTTCCAACTTCTTCTTTTATGTTTGTTCTTTGGCATACTTCTTTTAGAAGCTCCAATAGATGTTACTTTCTTTAATTTATCTTTTGGTTTGCTATCTTTTAGTAAAGCCATTATATATCTCCTTTGTTATTTGTATCCG